CATAACAGTTGAACAGGCGCCGTTTTAATGGTGCTTGTTCTTTGTTATATTTACAAAAATTTAAGGCAGTTAAAATGAGTAAAAACACAGAACGGCAAAGTAAAATTTTCGCGTATTTGTGCAAACAGCCGGAGCACACTGCAAAGCGCGCGGATATTGTTAACGAATTTTCGCATTAGTATTACACCAACGCGGCGCAATACATTGACGGCCTTTTATACCGCATGCACAAAAACGGCAAAATAAGAAAACCAAAGCCGGGATATTATCAAGCGGTTTCAATACAGGCAGGCAGGCCCGGCGAACCGGTGCACAAAAGTCAAACAACACTTTTTTAATATGCAACAGGAACTTGAAAACCTTGGGAAGGCGGCCCAACAATGCGCCCGGAGTATTGGCAGTGCAAAAAAATTCCTTTTTTTATTAGAGGAAAAAGAAAACAAAGCGCCAAAACCGGCCCGGGGTGTTTGCCTTATGGAAGAAACAAAGCGCCGAAACAAACGCAAAAACAGGAAACCCCGGCGATAAACCGGGGTTTTCCTTTGTAGCCATGGAGGGCCGGCGCCGCCTGCAGCGCTGAAAATAAAGGTAGAAACAATTCGCAAATAAAAAAAAAGTAAAAAAAATATTGTTTTTTATTTGGTAGTTAATATATTTATTTTACCTTTGTAAGGTGTTAAACAATTAAAAACAGCAAAGATGAGGGTATTAAGTTTATTTGACGGAATGAGTTGCGGGCGTTTAGCGCTCGATAGGGCAGGTGTAAAAGTGGAAACATATTATGCAAGTGAGATAGATAAACATGCAATAGAAGTTTCTAGTGATAATTACCCTGACATTATACAGCTTGGGGACATAAATAATTGGAAGGAATGGGATATAGATTGGTCAAGAATTGATCTTGTAATAGCCGGCAGCCCATGTCAAGGGTTTTCGGCAATTGGTAAACAATTAAATTTCAACGACCCAAGGAGCGCGCTATTTTTTGAATTTATCAACATTTGCAACCATGTAATTGACCACAACCCAAAAATGAAATTCTTTTTAGAAAATGTAAACATGAAAAAGGATTTTATTAATGTCATTAACAGATATACAGGGGTTGGGCCCATTAAGATAAATTCAAAAACACTTTGTGCACAAAGCCGGACCCGTTTGTATTGGACAAATATCATAACATTGGACGAGGTGCCTAGTAAAACAGTAAAAGTTTCAGAAATATTAGTTAGCGACCCTGACGAGAAGTATTTTTTACAGGGCAAACGCCTTGAATCTTGGCTTAAGAACGGCGAAAAAAGATGCAAAAAAAGGTTCAGTTCAATAGATGCTGACACCGCTATTTGTATGACGGCCCGGCAGTATGCTAATTGGTACGGAAATCATGTGACGACGGGTGGCAGGGTACGGCAATTGACACCGGTAGAATGTGAGCGCCTGCAAACAGTCCCCGACGATTACACAAAAAAAGCATCAGACAAAGAGCGGTATCGTATGCTCGGGAATGGGTGGACGGTTGATGTAATTGCTTATTTTTTTAAATACCTTAACAAATAAAACAATGAGAGCAGAAAAAAACTTTTTACCGGGTTCATACTTGCGCGACAGCATAACCGGCAGACTTTTAATTGTAACGTCAACAAGCGTAACGCACAACAGGGGCCGGGTGACAGGTTACGAAATACAGGTTGATTTGATAAACAACACCCCAAACGAGCAGCCAATAAGGCCGCAAAGCATAAAATTAGAGCCCGGGATTTTTCGGATGCTTGGCTGCAGGGCACGCGATTTGACTGATGCTTTGTACTTAAACGGGCCAACACCTTTGTCCTCAATGGCATTTATACCAACATTCCCGGGCGTTTACGCCGTACACATTCAAACCCCTGAAGGTATAAAGATTGAGCGGGTTCAGTATGTTGACGAGGTTCAATCCCTGTATTACTTCTTTTTTAAAACCCCTTTAAATTTTGTAGAATGAAACATTTAAGGAAAATTGATTGGGCCATTTTATACGCCCTTTTGTGTTGGGCGGCCTTTTTATTTGGTTACGCAACACAAAGCACCACAGCGCAAAAAACAGGTTATTCAGTGGCAATATACCCGAAAGGCGTAAAAGCCCCGCAAATGGCAAAAAAACGACATAAAAAAGGGGTTGAACGCATTGTTTCGGCAACTTATTACAACCCGGGGCCCGAACAAGGGTATAAAACAGGCAAAACAACAGCCGACGGAAGCCAAATAAACGAACAGCAATTGGCGGCCGGGTTGGTTCGTTGGGTTGCATTGTCCCGGGATTTGCTTAAACGTTGGGGAGGGCCTTTTAATTACGGCGACACTATACAGGTAAAACACAAGGACGAAAGGTTGTGCGGCCTTTGGGTTGTGCGGGACTGTATGAACGCGCGTTTTACGAATAAAATTGATTTTTTGGTGCCATTAGACAAAGGTTTCCCCGGTTTGTCGCATGGTTTACAAATCACAAAATATAATTGAAATGAAGGTTTTTAATTGCGATAGCTGCAGCCAAGAAATGAAACTGCAAAAGAATTTCGGCCGTAAACCAAGGGGCGAAAAAAGAAAGTCATACAGGGTGCGGCGCTTTCATTGCGAACTATGTGATGTCTACAAAACAATTTTCGCGGACGGTACACGCGACGAAGAATGGCACCGGCCTAATTAACAAGTAAATTAAACAAGATGAATAAATACAGAATTAAAGAAGAAAAAGGTGTGCATACTACTATCTACACGATTGAGGTCTTAATCGTTGTTTGTAGTGGTTTTCTATGGTGGAAAAAGCGGCGAAATGTTTGGGTTAAAACCAACTCGTCCGGCCGGCCAATTCCTTCACATGGTCACGGGCGTGTTTATTTATACAGCCCTTCAAAGTTGTTTGCTACAAAACAAGAAGCAATTGAACAGGTTCATAAATGGTTAAACCCGGCGCCGGTACCGCAACCGATTTATCATTACATTGAATAAAAAAAGGGGTTCACGGCCCCTTTGTTGTTTAGAATTGCACTATTTCCCGAATTTCATCATTGGAATAAATAAGACTTTGTTGCAGTTTTAACACCGCGTCGGCCTTTTTGGAAAGTGCATCGGCCTTTTCTGTTTGGTTTTCCTGCAGTACAGGAATATGACTATAGTCTAATTCCAAAAATTGGCCCCTTTCGATTAGCCCGTATTTTTGTGACTTGTTCATTGCAAGTTCTTCGGCTTCGGGGATAATTGTAGACTGATAAGCCTGTTCCATACCTTCGGCCATGTTGGTAAAAGTTGACCCCTTTTCACGGCTGAAAATGTTATCATTCAACCCGTATTGGTCAATTATTGTTCTAAAATCGGCGTCAACCTCTTCAAACAACATAAGGTCTTTCGTAGGGTATGACATGGCCTGCCAACGTAGGTTCACCGAAGTCATAATTGCCTGTATTTGCTTATCGCCAATTCCATAAGAACGTTTGTAGGCTTCTTCTATCCTTTGGCGCTCTTGCATGGTCAAAGGTATAGCACCGGAAGCGTCTTTGTTGTCAGTGGAAAGAATACCAATTGCACCGCGCTTCGTCATAATTACGTTTCGGAATTGGTATGCGGCCCTGATGTTTGAAATAGGCATGTGAATCGGCGTCATTGGGCTTTCGCCTTTAATAGCGTTAACGCCGTTGACCGTTTTGGTATGGTTTATTTCAGAAGGCGCCAAACGGTCCAAAACCTTATTCGCTTCACGTATTTCATAATATTCAATGATGTCCTCAATTGAGGTTTGTTTGTAATATTGGCCGGTGGTTTTTATTGCCACTGCAGTCGGCGAAATATTAGTAAGGCCCGACGGTATTTCATCGCTGTCAAAAGCCTTTAAAATATACTCGTAATTGTTGCCAAATACGCATTTATTCTCGTTCAATTGGCGTATATGGTCATTCCCATTCATTAACGGGTTTGGGTTTTCAAGCAGCTTCACAAGTGGCGAATCAACAATTTCTTCAACTTGGCCGTCGCCCTTTGCTTGGTAGTGTTTCCAAACGCCGGACGCCAACATGTACCCGCGCCGGTTAATTACCGAATACAGTTGCGGCGTTGTCATGTAAATATTATGAGCGTTCCATGTTTCAGGGTTAAGGAACTCCGGTTCCCCCATCATTATCACGCTGTCCCCTGTTGGTTTTGGGGTGTTGTAGTATTCGCGGCGGCCGCCAAAAAATGCCTCGATTATGGCATTGGCTGAATTTACAAAGTTGATTTGAGCCATTTTTTAAACGTTTTGTTCTTTACAAATATCGTATATTTCACTAAAAGAATTACATTTGTTTTGAAGGGTACCAATTTTAAAACATGTTATCATGGATAAAGAGCAGGTAAAACAAATAAAAAAAGACAGGGAAAAAACTGTTAAAACCAAACAAATCGTGACTAAAAATGGACATTCCACAATACGAAAATAAAAACGACCTTTTTGCCTATTTGGTAAAAAATAAATCGTTGTTAATTGCGCAAAAGACAGCAGGCATGAAAACAGCTGACGGCGTATTTTTGGCCCCATTGCGCACACAAGATAAGGACGACGAAAACAAAGCGTTGTCAACCGGGCAAATGGAGGAATTAATGAACAGCGACGCAATACGGGCGAAGTTGGTAATTAACACCACAAACATAATGGACAGTCACATGGACGTTCATTTGCCGGGGTTATGGAAAAAGTCGCTGCAGGAAACGAAAGCCCTTTATTTGTTAAAGGAGCACAAATTGAGTTTTGAGGGTATTATTACGGACGAAGTAAAGGCCGGCACCCAAAAAATGAAATGGAACGAACTTGGTTTGCCGTATATGGGTGAAACGGAGGCCCTTGTTTTTGATGTTGTAATTGAAAAAGCACGGAATCCGTATATGTTTGAACAATATGCGCGCGGACGGGTAAAGAACCACAGTGTTGGAATGCGGTACGTGAAATACAAATTGGCCATAAATTCCACTTTGTACCCGGAAGAAAAAGAAGTTTACGACAAGCACATTGAAGAAATAGCAAACAAGGCCGATGTTGAGGCGAACGGTTGGTTTTGGGCCGTGTATGAGGCCAAAGCAATTGAGGGGAGCGCGGTGCCAATTGGCAGCAACACGGCAACCCCGACGCATTCAGTTGAAGTCAAAGATATTTTTGAGCCGGAGCAACCCACTCAACAAAACACCGGAGCCGGTGATACCACTCCAAACAAGAAAAAAGGTTTAAGTATTTATCAATTTAATTAAGGCAAAATGAAAAAAACATTTGCAGAATTTTTGGCCTCAAAGAACATTACGGACGCGATTTTCGCCGAAATGGAGGCAGAACAAAAGGCGGAATTGTACAACGAGTACAACACGCAGTTGAAAAGCTACATCGAAGAACTTGAAAAAAAGATGGACGATGCAGCAAGTAAGGAGGAATTGAACAAAGCAATTTCCCAATTAACCGAAAGCCGCAACACGGAAATGAAGTTGATGCAAGACAATTTGAAAGAAATTGGCCTTCGCATGAAATCTCTATCCGAGGGTAAAAGCGGAAAAGGTGTTCAAAAGTCGCTTCGTGAATACATTGAAGAAAATTCAGAAGTATTGAAAGCGATTAAGGCTGCAGGCAAAGAGCAAAAGGGTCACGCCGGGTTCACAATGCAGGTTGAAAAAGGTACACAAGGAGCAACCGATATCGGAAGCCGTGATTACCTTGGTACAATTGAGGCAGGTATTGAAAGAAAGCCGGTGCGCCGTACAACTATTCTTGACCTGTTTGGCCGTCAGCCTGTATCAACTGAATATTTGCACTATTGGGAAGAAAACGTTGTTACGCGTGACGCAAAGTTTGTCATTGCATGTGCGGCGTCAACCCACAACACGAAAAAAACGTGGGCGAAAAGAACGGTTGAACTTGCAAAAATCCGCGACATTGTGGACATCTGTATTGACATGCTAGATGATTACGCATTTGTTGAAGGTGAAATTCGTGCCCTAGTTGACGAAAGTATTGCTTTGAAGGCTGAATACGAATTACTATTGGGCGCATCTGCAGCACCGACCGACATGCTTTCTATTGACTTTATTTCTAGCGAATTTAACGCGGCGAACCCGTTGGCAGACTTTGAAGATAAAATTCAAGACCCTACGATTGGCGATTTGGTTGCTTGTATGAAGGCTCAAATTTATGAGTTTGGACAACAGAACAAATGGCAGGCGGACACAGTGTTGATGAATTATACTGACATGGTGACTTATTTGTTGGCTAAAAACAGCGAAGGAAATTATTTGTTCCCGAACTTTGTTTTTGGTGCAACAGACCAAGTAAACGGCATGCGTATCGTGACATCGCCTTTGGTGCCACAGAATGAACTGTATGTAATGGATTCAACACGCGGGAAAATCCTTGACCGTAAACGTGTAACTGTTACGGCGTCATTTGAAAATAAAGACAACATTGAGCGCGAATTGGTTACAATGGTAGGGGTTGAGCGTTTGCAGTTCCATGTCCGCACAATTAACCGCGATGCGTTTATGAAGTGTTCGGATATTGCTGCAGCGATTACAGCTATTACAAAACCGTAATATTTTAGGCCATGGAGAAATTGATTTTTTTAAAGGACCATTCACCAAGGAAAAAAGGTGAAACGTTTGAAGTCCGAACGCGGGACGAAAAAAGAACGGCCGAGTGGTACATTGCCAACGGAATCGCGAAATGGTGCGAATGCAAAAAAGGGACGAAAAGCGGTTGCGCTGATTGTGACCAAAAGGCAAACGAGCCAAAGGGAGCACCGGAAGCAAAGGAAAGCAATCCGAAGGGGTTGGCTTCGCTTAAAATGCAGCAACTTGTCGCAATTGCAGCCAAAAAAGGTATTAAACACCCGGCGGTAATTAAAAAGGACACGTTGATAGCAATGATTGAAGAAGCGGACGTTCCTGCAGCGCAAAACACAGAACCGGCAAACGAGCCGGCAGAAAACCAAGAGGCCGAAGGTAATAAAGAGGCCTAAACCGTAAATAAAAAACAACCGTAGAGAATGCCAACAATAGTCACAACAGTAGATTTTATCGGAAAATATGAATTACATATTTCTGAATTCACTATGCCTGTTCTTAATGAATACATTTTGCGCATGGAGGAATATTTACTTGTTGAACTATTCGGGAAAGAACTGTACGACTTATGGAATGGTAGTGCGGCGCCGGAGTACACTGTACTCACGGCCCCACTGACATTTCAAGACGAGTGCGGCAAAGTTTGGCAATCCCGAGGCATTAAGGACATGTTGACGGGGTTTATTTACTTTGATTATTCGCGCGACAGGTACACGCAACAAACAATCACCGGCCCGGTAAAACAGGACGGCGAAAACAGCGGAAACGCTACGCATGTGATGAGCCTGTTAACAATGCGATATGAAGAGGCCTTGATTTCGTACCAAGCAATTCAAGCGTATATCATTGACAACCCGGTTACATACCCGGAATTTAAAGGTGTACGAAAGGAAACAATTATACCTTATTTCTGATGGAGGATATTGTTAAAATTGTTGAGCGCGATATTGTTGGTAAAATGAACCCGACGCTGCAGGTGTTATTTATTAACGGCGCGGAAATAAAAGTTTGTTTTGTAAAATGGGCCCGGAGGGGGAAAACTGTTACTGATGTTGACAATGTTGCTCACATCATTTTGAGTGTAAACCATGCCGAAAACATTATTACGCTGCAAACGGAACCGGCGGAGGGTGATTTAGTTTTGGAAATGCCTTTGTTCATGCACGGCACCCCGCGAGAGGTGAACCATGAATGGACAGCAAGGCCCAAAATGGAAATCACAAAGGTTCCCGCGATTTGGCTTGTTGAGCCGGTGGAAGAAACTGAATTTGATAGGGAAAGCAGCCTAGAAAGGGAAAGCGATTTACGATTAATATTTTTTGATAGCCGCGACGGTTCGCAATGGTTAAACAAGGATATCCATGAGGAAAGAACGCAATCTTTACTGAATTTAAAGAGTGAATTTAAACAGGCAATCGCAAGAAATACCCGGTTTAAAAACACTGAACAAGGCCGAACGCGCAACTTAAACAAACTCGGGACCGAAAGCCTTTCAGGGTTTCAAAAAAATATTATTGACGCAGATTTAACCGCGCTAGACCATAGGGAGCCGCTCCTTGTATATTGCGCGAACAATTGTAAATGTTAAACTTTTAAACTAAAAAATATGTCTTTAGGATGTAATTGCGAAGCAGGTTTAGGCAATACGGGGCTCCCGAATTGCGTGCCAATTCAATCGGTGACATCATCACTGATTATCGTGCCATTAACTGCAAATGACGGCACAAAAAACCGTATTCCATTAACTTTGCCCCTCCCGGTTTGGGCTGACTTGGTTAATGAATCGGATGAATCAAAACGTTGGTTCCCGACGTCACAATTTGAAAATGTTGAATTACCAAAGGCTGACAGCTTGTTTAACGAGGCAAATTCAGGCCGGAAGGTGTTTTTACGCGAAGGGGTGCGCTCTTTTGCGGGCGAATTGTGGAAAGACGACAGTTCACCAACAATGTTGGGCAAACTTAAAAAAGCGCGTTGCGTTGAGTTTGGTGTTTACATTGTTGATGTGAATGGTTCTTTGGTAGGTTCAGAGGTTGACGGGTATTTGTACCCTATCCCGGTTGACAATGCAAGTTGGGACCCGCGTTACATGTTCGCGACTGATTCCACAACGTCAAAAATCATGGTTGCATTTGATTTCAAGCGTTTGTTCAACGAATCAACGATGTACATGATTACAGCGGAAGAGGCGGGAATTAACTTCAACGAACTTGAGGGCTTAATTGACGTGACTTTGGTTGTTGATACAATCAACGCGACTGACGTAACAGTTGACGCGATTACCGATTACGGTACGGCATTGAACAAAATTAAGTTCAAAAATGCTGATTATACTGATTTTGCTTTGGTAAACCTCACAACGGGGCTCGCCGTAGTTATTACAGGCGGAAACGAAATCACGCCGGGGGGCTATACCTTGAATTTTGCAGCGCAAACAACGACAGATGTTATGTTGTTGTCTGTTAACAAAGAAGGTTTCATTGGTTCTGTTCAATTTATTGCGGTTTAATCATGCCGGAAGTGATTAGAATTGGCCGGGCGACCTTTAATGGCGACTATCTTCGCACCCTAAAAAGGGAAGAAGCGGTTAAGGTTTTTTCAATTTACAGAAAAGAAACTGTAATTGAGGCCCACAGGATAGCCAACGCAAAACCAAAAACAGCCAAAAAGTAAAATTATAAGTTGATTTTGATAGGGGGTGCAATTTGTACCCCCTTTTTTTATTCCATGTCAAAAAATCTATATCTTTGATGTGGGGGGTTTAAACAACTACAGGCAAACACATACACGTAAAAAGGTGTAAAAAGGGCACACAAGCAATAAAAACAACCAAATCCGGGGTAATGATTGACTTTATGGAAACCCGTTTGGGTGATTTGTTAAAAAACGCGGCAAAATTAAACGATGTTGAGGCATGGTTTGACGCTATTGACAACGAAACAATCAAACAAATAATTCAATGGATTCAAGTAGACCAATTAACGGAGCAGGGTATTGATGAAAATGGAAATGTGATTGGAACCTATTCTTATATCACTGAATGGATTACCAAAGGCCGAAAACAAGAAGGCGACCATTATACCCTCAACGACACCGGGGAGTTTTACCGAAGCATGCTAGTAAAGGTATTGACCGAAATGTTTATAATTGATGCAAACGACAACAAAGGGGATGAAAATTTATTTGAAAAATACGGCCCGGGGATTGTGGGCCTCACTGACGAAAACATGCAAAAACTTCGCGCAATTGTTGCGGAAAAAAATGCAGAATATATTCGCCAAACGTTGGGAATCGCTTAATAAAATACCGCTATCCGAATGGACAATGTGTATTGAGGGGAACTTGGGTTATGTTCGTAAAACACCAACGCAAGAACCAACAGCGAAAGACGCTGCAGCATGGGAAAAAATTTATGATGAATATTTGAAAAAATACGGGCTCGGCGAGGTTTACAAAAAATACCTTGAAACCTTGCGAAAAAAAGCGCTTTTAGAAACTGATTATGTTATTAAGCGCAGCCGGTTTGAGTTGACAAAAATTGAAATCATTGAGGTTAAATTGTTAAACATATTGAAAAGCGCCGGAACAGGCATGAAACCCGAAGAGGCTTTGGCCTATATTTCGCAAATGCAAGGTTATCACATAGAGCCGGAAAAGATAAGCGCCGGTCAGTATTTTATATTGTTGGAAAAGTATGGCAAAGCAAGTAAAAAGAAGTGAATTAAGTGAGGAAGACATTTTCCGTAATATACGCGAATCTGCAGAAAAAACGATTACCGTTGTAACCAAAATCAACGAGGAATTCAAATTAACCGCAACCACTTTAAAACAAGCAATCGGGGGCGCTAAATTTGACAATACAAAGAACTTAGATTCGTTTAACAAGTCAATAAAGGCCTCAAATAAATTGATGTTAGACGCCCAAAAGAACGAGCAGGCGTTACAAAAGGCCCGTGAATTACGCGCCCGGGCCGATGCGCAATTGGAGCGCCTTGCAACTGAAAAAGCAAAGCGCGAACAGCAACAAATAAGAACAGCCGACACGCTTGCAGCGTCAGAGGAAAAAAAAGCCAAAGCGGCGGCCAAAGTTGCAAAGGCAACCAAGGATGAGGCGAGCGCCTACAAACAACTAGAGAAAAACACCCGTGAATTAAAAAATCAGAGTAAAGAATACGCGGCCCAATTGCGGGCCCTAGATGCTGCAGGTAAAAAGCACACGGCCGAATGGAGGGAAGTTTCTTTAAAATACAAAGACGCAACCCGGGCGGCGATTGAAGGCGACAAGGCCTTAAAAAGAATTGACCAAACAGTCGGGGATAATTTTAGAAATGTCGGAAACTATACCGGGGCCGTGGACAAGTTGTCCCGGGGTCTTGGCGCTTTGGGCCTTGCTTTTGGTGTTGGCTCAATAGTTCGCGGCGCGGGTGAAACAATAGTTGAATTTGACCAAAAAATCGCCGACCTTGTCGCGATTACAGGCGCGGGCGGTAAAGATTTAGAGTTCTTTAAATCACAAGCCATTGAACTCGGGAAAGGTGTTCAGGGCGGTGCCGGTGAAGTAATTGAGGCGTATAAACTAATCGGGTCCGCAAAACCTGAATTATTGGCCAACGCTGCAGCGCTTGACGCGGTTACTCAATCGGCGATTACTTTGTCGCAAGCCTCGGGAATGACTTTACCGGAGGCGGCAACCGCTTTGACCGATGCGATGAACCAATTTGGCGCCCCGGCAGAAAAGGCAGGGCAATTTATTGACGCATTGGCGAATGGGGCCTTGTTTGGTTCGGCGGAAATCCCGCAGGTTACGGAGGCCCTTTTGAAGTTTGGGGCGGTTGCAAATACGTCAAATGTCAGCCTAGAGGAATCGGTTGGTTTGATTGAAGCATTGGCCGAAAAAGGTTTAAAAGGGGCCGAAGCCGGTACCTCGTTGCGAAATGTAATGTTAAAACTATCGGCCCCGGACGCATTGCCTACAGAGGCGAAAAAAATGTTGGATGATTTGGGCGTTTCATTTGCCGATTTGCAAGATACGTCAAAGCCATTTTCGGAGCGTTTGGAGGCATTAAAACCACTATTAACAAACAACACCGCACTCGTTAAGGTGTTCGGGACTGAAAATGCAGTTGCGGCGACAAACTTGCTTAATAATACGGACAGAATTAAGGAGTTGACCGCGAGCATGGCAACACAAGGCACGGCGTCAAAACAGGCGGAAGACAGAACAAAGACTTTGAGTTTTGTTTTAAACCAACTGAAAGAAAGTTGGAACGCCTTAATACTGCAGTTCAGCAAGGGCGAGGGCTTTTCAAAGGTTATTATTGAGGCGTTAAGTTTTATCGCTGAAAACCTCACAACTATTGTTTCAATAGCATTAAAAGCCGGGGCGGCGTGGGCCATATATCGGGGCGGGTTAATTGCAGTTAATGCGGCGCAATTCATAATGAAAGGCGGGTTAAAAGAAACCGTGAAATCCTTGGTAAGTGTTTTTACAGCAACCAAAAAAGCCGGTGAGGGTGCGGTTACAATGGGCGACAATATTGGCAAAGCGGGGAAAACCATGGGGGCGATTCCTTGGGTTGCCATAATTGGGGCGGTGATTCAATTGGCGGTTGCGTTTTATGACGTTGCATCGGGCGCCAAAGCCGCAAGGGAAGCAAGTGCAAGCGCGGCCAAAACTATAGAAGACGCAGAAAAGAAAGCGTCCACAAGGTCGGAAGA